AGCAGCAGGATATTGATGTAGAACGATTTTATGCCATTGAGCATAATGACCGCTTTTTGTCTTTTAATTTGTCGCAGCAAGCAATACTAAAAACGATAACAGAGAATACGGCTGTATTTGAGGATGATGTTGTGTTTATGAATAACATGTATAAGCACATCATCCAAACGGCTCCTGAGGGTTGGGATATGCTTTATTTAAGCGGCCATGTGCTTATGCCATTGAAACATGTTGAAGAGCATTGGTGGCGGTGTAAACATACACACACAACACATTCCGTTATTTACACACCACAAGCGGCAAAGTATATACTTGAGCGGTTTGACCCGATGAAAAGCGGCATTTACGATGATTTCCTTTTACGTGAAATACAGCCTAATTTGAAAGCTTATATTTGTAAGCCATTTGTTACAACCCAGCGGCCCGGATATTCTGATTTATGGCAGACTGATACTGATTACGGAATACATCACACGCAAAGCAAATTATTATGAGGATAGTTCACATTACTTTTGCTGATGGCAATATGTCGCAAAGTGCAATAGTTTGCAGGGATAGTGCTTTAAAACATGGTGCGCATCATTCTATAATGTTTAACGAACGGTGTTATGATCCTTTGTTTTATAGTCTGAATAAGGATGTATTAGATCAGGATAGAGGAGCCGGGTATTGGCTATGGAAGCCGTACATTATTTATAATAATTTATGTAGGTTAAATGAAGGTGATATATTGATTTATACAGATGCAGGTGTTGAAGTTGTCAATGATTTAAATATTATCATTGATAAAATGGATAGTGATGTTTTTTTATTCGGCAATAATTACAAGCATTTGGATTGGTGTAAAATGAGTGTAATGAACGGAATTTTTCCGAGGTGGGATACAAAATTTAACAAAGGGAACAGGCAAGTACAGGCTTCTGCAATATTTATAAGAAATACCAAAGCGTCAAGGGTGTTTATTGCTCAATGGCTTAAATATTGCCAATTGGATGGGTTTATTGATGATTCATTAAGTACAGATTACAATTACCCTACATTTCAAGAGCATAGGCATGATCAGGCAATATTAACATGTTTAGCTTATAAACACGGTTTAAAACTACATTGGTGGCCTGCGCATTACAACGGAGGGCAGTTTATTTACGATAAAGATCAGCAATTTCAGGATGATAATTATCCTGTAATATTTCACCATCACCGCAAAAGAAATAACGAGTGGTAACATCATTAAGCATAGGCACTGGCGGACTTGGTAGGTTCGGAAATCAAATGTGGACTATTGCCGGATGCATTGGTATTGCAAGGGCAAACGGAATGGATTTTGCTTTCCCTAAATGGGTGAATCATGATAATGCGCTGTTTGGGGCGAATAGAGACGATTTGAGCCGCTATTTTGTTAATCCGTTGCCTTTGTTACCTGATGGCAGGATATGGCAGGAATACGGATATTTTTGGGGGTATAAGGATGTAAAACTAAATAAAGGTGACTGGTCAATTAATGCGCATCTGCAAAGCCCTGCATTTTTTGAGCATTGCATTGATGAGGTTAGGCATTATTTTACGATGAAGGATGAATCTGATCAAAATGATTATTGCGCTGTTCATGTGAGGGCCGGTGATTATGTAGATGATCCAAATGCTTACCATCCAATTTGCTCAAATGAGTATTATCAAAAGGCGGTTAGTTTAATGCCATCAGGAACAAAGTATATTATTTTTAGTGATGATTTGGATTTTGCTAAAAAAAGGACTGGCATTGATGGTATCTATTTATCCGAGCATTACATTGATGATTTTAGATTAATGAAGCGGTGCAAACATTTTATTATTGCAAACAGTAGCTTTTCTGCAATGGCGGCTTTATTGGCAGATCATCCGGAAAAAATAGTTATTGCGCCTGAGCGTTGGTTTGGGCCGCATGTTGACATATCGGCAAAAGATATTTATCACCCAAAATGGTTAGTAATATGAACATTCTATGGTCAATACACCTTTATTTCCCAAGACATGGCAGCGGAGCCGAGGCAATGGCCCGAAACATTAACAGGTATTTAAAAAGTCATGGCCATGACATTAAAATACTATTGCATCAGGCTAATCAGTACAAAATAACTGAGATGTATGAATATGAGGGGGTGGATGTGTTTCCGCCTGATGAATACATTATAGACAGGCTTTTTACTTGGGCAGATGTAGTGATTTCACATTTGGATTACAACAAATGGACTACGCACGCATGCACAAGGTATAACAAGCCGATGGTTCATATTGTTCACAACGATACACCGTACCCATCCGTAAAAGATTCACCCATACCTGTAAAAGTGGTCTATAATTCTGAATGGTGTAAAAAGGCATTAAATTATAATTGGGAAAGTATTGTATTTCCCCCTCCTATTGATGATTGGGTTAAAACGGATGATAAAGATAGAAAGTACATTACTTTAATAAATCTTAATCAAAACAAAGGGAGTTTATATTTTTACGCACTTGCAAAAAGACTTCCGCAGTATCAATTTTTAGGTATAAAAGGTAGCTATGATGGTCAGCATATTGAGAATTACCCCAATGTCAAAATAATACCAAATACACCTGATATTCGGGAAGTTTATAAAATGACAAAGATTTTGTTAGTTCCTTCGCATTATGAAAGCTGGGGGATGGTTGCAGGCGAAGGGTTAATAAATGGCATACCGGTAATTTACAATCCAACACCTGGACTGCTTGAGAATGTAGGGGATGGTGGTATATGCTTAAATAGAAAAGCAATAGACAAATGGGCCGAGGAAATAAATAAGTTAATGAATGATTCTACATATTACAAAAAATGGTCTAAAAAGGCATTAAAGAGGGCAGAGTGCCATGTTCCAAAATGGAACGAATTAGAAGAGTTTATCTGTAAATAAAAAAGCCACCTATAGAAATAAGCGGCTCAAAACTAAACCATTGTATGAGGAAACAAAGATAGGGTGTTTGGTTGACAAATTAAAACAGATGCGGTCAACTATTTTTTAACTTTGGTAGGTATGAACAATATATACGAAATTAAGGTTACTGATGGATCAGAGCCGATTAGCCTCGAAACTGCGAAGGATTGGTTAAGGGTTACAACTGAGGATGATGATGCGATAATAACCGATCTTATTAGCGTTTCACGTAAAAGAATAGAAGCTTATTCTTTGCGGTCAATGGTTGCGAAAAGTATTGTTTTAACCGGGCATTTAGAGGATCCGTTCCTTTTGCCTTATTCACCAATATCAAATATTAGCGCGGTTAAATATTTACAGGGTCAAATTGTAAATACAGGGGTGAATGACTGGGAGACATTGGATCCTGATCAGTATCAGGTTATAGGATATAATGATAAGCATTTTAGACCGCAATTTACAGGCACTTATGAAATAACATACACAACAACGGCAAATGCAGACTCAGGGCTTAAAACAGATTTAAAACGTGTTTTATTGTGGATGTATGAAAACAGGGGTGATGATACGGATGAGATGCCTACTGAGTTAATGAGTAATGCGAAAACTTTAAAGGTGCTGTCATGGGTATAGGTGTTGCCAGGAAAGTAAAAATTGTGGTTGTTGGGCAATCTCAAGGTGTTGATGGCCCTGATGTGACAAGTGAAGAACTTGCCAATATTTGGGCGCAAATAAACACAATTAGTCAGTCAAGGGGGTTTGATGCTAACAAAGCCAATTTTAAAACATCTTATGAGTTTTTGATCCGTTATGACTCTGCTTTGCTTATTGATATAAGGTGTATGGTTGAATATAACAATAGGTTTTATTCAATACAAAGTATTGAGCGTGTGGATAGGGTAAGGGCGGAGAATAAATTTGCAAGCCAATTGCAAAACAATCCTGAGGGAAAATATTGGAGGGTAGTGGCAATATCTCAAGATATAGCATAAATGTCAGTATTTACTTTTAAGATAGAGGGTTTGGAGAAGCTTAAGGCACGTATTAAAGAACTGCCAAAGGATGTACAGGAGGAGGTTGTTGGTGAAATACAGGCATGGGGGAATGAGGTTAATAGTGCGCAATTGACTTTAATTAGTCAGCAGAAAATACAGGATTTGGGAGCATTGCAACAAAACACAAAAGCCGTTCCTAATCCTGATGGTGTGGAGTTAATTAGTAATGTTTATTATGCGCCGTTTATTGAATTTGGAACAAGATCGAAAGTGAATGTTCCTGCTGAGGTATCTAATTATGCTTCAACATTTAAAGGTAAAACAAGAGGTGATTACTCAGAATTTATAAAGAAAATAACTGATTGGGTAAAGCGTAAAGGGATAGCAGCTACATACAGCGTTAAAACACGTAAAAAAACAAACACAAAAGCGGATAAAGAAAGAATAGCAAATGTTGCAAGATTGATCGCAATAAGTATTTTAAAAAATGGCATATCACCGCGCCCATATTTCTTTGATCCGTATTTGAAAAGAAGAAAGCAATTAGTAGAACGAATTAAAAAGGTAATATCTGACGTATGAAAGATCCGGTAAAATTTATAAAAGACGCGTATTTTAACGCATTGGATGGAAATATAACATACAATGGGTCAACCATACCAGTTTACGATGAGGAAGCGGATGAAACAGGAGGGGATTACTATATTATCATATCAACCATTACCGATGCAGATTTACCAAATAAAGGTAAATTTATGAATGATGTTGAGGTGCTTATTGACGTGGTAAGCCAAAACAACTGGCGGGTGGATTTGGTAAAAGAAATAGTTGACAGTATTACCGGAAAAATCATGGCTGCGATTATACCTTCGATAGGCACAACATTATTAATCGAGAATGCTGACTTTCAGATAGTGGATGTGAGGAAAGCAAGCACTCAGCATGTCCCGGTTATTGATACAGGCACAAAAAAGATAGTTAGACGGTTAACAAGATTTACTCAATTAATAATAGAAAAATAAAATGGCGCAAATTCAGGGCACTTCAGTAACATTACAATTAAAGGAAAGCAGCGGAACAGGTGATTATTTGAATGTAGTTTGTGAAACTACATCAAGCTTTTCCGGATCTGCATCTGTTACTACAGCGGTAACAAAATGTAACACAATCACATCTGTTTCGGCTCCAACAGTAACTTTTGCGGTTGAAGGTAT